CTACTCCTCCAACAGCTAAAGCTTCGATAGCCGCTGCGTCTGCTCCAACTAATAATCCACCATCTGTGAAACTTGAAGCACCTGTACCGCCATCTGCTACCGGAACATCAGTACCGTCAGCTCTATAGATATATTTAGTTCCTATTGTTACACCAGTGTTTAAGTCACAAGTTGGATCATCTGCATTAGTTATAGTAATAAATGGTACATAAGCTGTTCCATCTACATCATATCCTTGAATAAGAAGTGTATCTGTATCTACTGTTGTTGTTTGAATACTTCCTGTATCTGACATCGTAATACTTGTCATACCAGTAATAGCTGCATCAAGATCAATAATTGGAGCTGCTCCTGTACCTGAAGTTGATATATTTGTACCACCAGTTACAGATGTTACTGTTCCGGTTGTAGGGGCAACCCATGAAGGAGCCACACCAGCACCACCATCAGTTAAAACGTAGCCTGCTGTATCAGGTGCTAAAGTTGTAATCACATTTGCGCCAGAAGCTATAAGTATTGTTCCTATTGCTACTGTTGCCGGATATGTAGCTGTAGTCCATGTAGGATTTGCTCCTGCAACACCAGTTAATATAGTACCTACTCCTCCAACAGCTAAAGCTTCGATAGCCGCTGCGTCTGCTCCAACTAATAATCCACCATCTGTGAAACTTGAAGCACCTGTACCGCCATCTGCTACCGGAACATCAGTACCGTCAGCTCTATATATATACTTAGTTCCTATTGTTACACCAGTAGCTAAATCACACGTTGGATCATCAGCTGCAGTAAGTGTAATAAATGGTACATATGCTGTTCCATCCACATCATATGCTTGTATAAGAAGACTATTTGTCGCAGTAGTTCCTGTTTGAAGGCTTCCTCCCGTAGAAAAAGTTACACTTGTCATTGCCGTAATAGCTGCATCAAGATCAATAATAGGAGCTGCTCCTGTTCCTGAAGTTGATATATTTGTACCACCAGTTACTGAGGTAACTGTTCCTACAGTTGGAGCAACCCACGAAGGTGCCACACCAGCACCACCGTCGGTTAATACATAACCAGCAGTATCAGGAGCAAGCGTTGTAATAGTGTTAGCTCCAGATGCTATAAGTATAGTTCCTATTGCAGCTGTTACTGGGTATATTGCTGTACTCCATGCTGGGTTTGCAGCAGCTCCTCCAGATTGTAAAACTTGTCCAGCAGTTCCAGTTGCCAAAGAATCCAAAGATCCAGTTGCATCACCAACTTGTACTGCATATTGAGTTGTTCCTGTTACAGCAATAGAAATACTATTAGCACCTTCTGTTGCTGTAATATTATTACCATCGGTTAATGTAGCCCAAATTGGTACATCGCCAGTTTTTCCAATAAGCAAAGTGCCATCAGCACCATCAGCCAAGGATGAAACATCACCAGTACCAGAAGATCGTAAAGTACCAGCTGTTAATCCTGAAATATTAAGATCATCTATTATAACCTGGCCAGTTCCCTTTGATGTTATGTTTATATCTATGTTTGCATCTGTTCCATCAGCTAATAAACTTGTTCCAGAAAGTGTTACACCAGCTGCTGCTACATTCGTATCAAACGTAGTTGCATTTACCGTTGTTAAGGTAATCGTAGCATCCAAGTTAAACGTAACAACAGCTCCTGCTCCTGATGTATTGATGTTTGTACCACCAGTCATTGTTATTGCATTTAATGCTGGTACAGCAGATCCCGCATCAGCATTAAATGTAGTTGGTACTGAAGCTGCCGCATCTATAGTTAATGTATTAGAAGCTGGAGTGCCAGTTGTTACTATTCCTGCTCCACCTGCAATATATAATTCACCGGTCGCATCTGCACTAACAGCGGCACCGGCATCACCTATAAGTGTTTTAATAAATTCATCTGTTGTTATAAATTGATTAATTTGACTCATTACATGCTCCTAGACGTAATTATGATTAATTATTTACCATAAAATACTGTTAGATACACTGATCCGGTAGTAGGAGCAGATATTTGTGTTGCGTATAGACGTTGTCCTTCAGCTAAAAAGAATCCATCTTCACGTGTTTTATTACCAGTAATATCAAGAATTAAGTGGGAATAATTTAACATTGGAAAGTGATCATTTATTCCATCAAATGAAAGCATTAAATCTGCATCAGTAAAATTTTGTATAAGAATCATTCTTGCAGGATTATCTATTTCTGTTCCTACACCTATATAAACACCACCACCAAGTATTGAACCATGTGCTAATGATCTAACTGGTTCAGCCAATAAACGTACAGAAAAGCTACTCATATTTATTCCTTTAAACTAAAATTGTTCGTTATAATAACCAGAAAGATAAATTAACCCAGTTCCTGCGGTTCCACGTACTGATATAACAGTTCCTTTTCTCAATAAAGAAACAAAGTTAGTTGGAGAACTATTTGCTTGTAAGTTTAAATCAACAGCTTCTCCACTAGGTACCATTTCATGCGCAGTTATTCCACCATCAAAACTTATAAGAACATTTGTATCAGAAGTATTTGTAATTCTAATCATAAAGCATGCTTCTGTTGTTCCACCAGCAACAAAATCAACCCATGTTCCAGCAGTTATTGCAGCAGCGTCAACAGTTGTAACCGTCAACGATTTAATAAAATTTTTAGCCATAATTTCTCCAATCTATTTTAGTGAGCGTTATAATATCCAGATAAATATACACTTCCAAGACTACCTACATTAGCAGATTTTTTTACATAAATTTTTGAACCTATTGCGATCTTAGAAACATAATTATTTGGAAACGAATTTGTTTGATAATTTAAGTCAACACTACTTTTATTTCTAATTATGTCAGCGATAGTTACACCGTCATAACTTAAAAACAAACTTATAGTACTGTCATTTGTAAGCCTAATAAGAAAACAAGCTTCAGGAATTCCGTATAAATAAAACGTAGACCAGTCTACCGCAGACATCTTAAGCGTATTTAAATGCTTAACCTCCAGCGGTAATATATAGTTTTTTTGAGACATACTACTCTCCAATTTATCTAAAATATAGAGGAGGCATATGCCTCCTCCTAATTATTCTTCTTCAATAGATTCAAAAGATCCTTCTTCTTTAGCTTCTTCAGCTTTTTTAACAGCTTCAGCTTCTTTTGCTATTGATTCTTCAAGCATCTTTTTGACAACATTTAAGCATTCTTCACAAGCTTCTTGGCATTCAACTAGTTTTGCACCAACTGGCATTTCAAATCTATATAAACGATTTTCCCTTACCATGTTAATATTTAATGTTGGGGCAATCCCGTATTTGAATGGCTCAACTTTGACTTCTTCTTTGTTATCAACTTCTTCATTGATGTTATCTATTTTTTCCTTCTTGCTCACAAAAACTCCTATAAATTAGAAAAATTAAACTTACCGTTATATATCTTATCAAAATACCTACGGTATCAAAATACCCGTGGTATTATAATTTGATACCACGGGCTAATTATTAAATTATTTATTAACTATAGTACTAAATAATTTTAATTTAGAACCATAAACGTTATTACCAAATTTCCATTAAGAGCTGCTGCGCCTCCGTTTATAACAGATATTGAAGCTGATCCAGCTGCTGGCACAACACGTGATACATAGCACTGTGCGTCATTAGCTCCAAAGTTGGCTGCTGTTGCAATAATTGCTGAAGTTGCACCTATTTGATCATTTGTAAGTGTGATAACTTCAGTAGCTGCTGCGGCTGTAGTTAACCCGGTCAACGTTACTGAACCTACTTTTGCGCTTAAAGTAATAGCTGCACCGGCTGCTGTACCTGTTGCAGGTACAAGTTGAATATCACCACTATCTCCACCAGTTAATGTGATTTTACTTCCTGCTGTTGCATTTCCTATGGCGATATCTTTATCGGCTGCTCCTGTGCCAAGATTAACAGCAAATGCATCTGCAGCAGCGCCAATCGAAATTGCTCCACCAGATGAATCGATTGTAACAGCACCTGTGGCATTGACATCGAATACTCCACCTGCCGTGAAAGTCATTGCTCCAGTTCCTGCTTGTAATGTTGTAGCCGATGTACCTGTGACAGAACCAATTTTTGTTGTATGGTCTGTTGCATTGGCTGCAAAAGAACTTTCAGTTGTACCAGAATTTACAACAACACTAGCTGTTGTGTTAGCAGAACCTAAAGTTAATATTCTTACACCATCAGTAGAAATATTAACAGCTTGGTCAATATCATCATTTGCAATAGAAATAACTCCAGCTGAAGAGTTGAGCTCTAAGACACCAGCTGAATCTATAAGAACTGTATCTGAAGAATTTATTGTAATATCACCAGCTCCTGTTGAAGCTAAAGCAATACCATCTGTTCCAGAATTTATAACAACTTGAGTTGTACCTGTTACATTTCCTAATGTTAGGATATGTTGGACCGCATCAACGCCAATATTAATAGCACCAGTTCCAGACTCAAGATTAATAGCACCATTTGCTCCAACAACTGACAATCCTCCTGTTCCAAAATCTACATCTATACCACCACCAGCATTACTTGCATCAATAACAATCGCATCTGCAGCAGCTTGAGACGAAGCAACGTTAATTTGTAACGCAGCATTAACATCTAATCCACCAGAGGCAGCTGCTATATTTATAGCATCATTACTTGCAAGCCCAGAGGATACAGTAACACCACCAACATCTGAAGCAATATTTACAGATGTTGTAGATGTTCCTTGATCGGAATGAATATGTACAGTTTCTGTTGCTCCACCATTAGCATGTAAATAAATAGCTTCAGCTGCATTTTCTGTAGATATAAGATTAATAGAAGAACTTGCTTCTAATGTAATATCTTCAGCTGCACCACCATCAGCTCTAATACCAATTCCACCAGCAGAAGAATGTAAATATATAGCTGTTGCTGCATTTTCTGATGAAGCAATATTAATTTGTGCTGCTGCATCCATGTCGATTCCACCAGAAGCGGCTGCTATATTAATTGCATCATTACCTGCAATACCAGAAGCCAATGTTAATCCACCAACATCTGAATGTACCCATATTGAATCAACGCCTGTTCCTTGATCGGAATGAATATCCAATGTTTCTGATACACCACCATTGGCATGTAAGTAAATTGTTTGTGCAGCATCTGTTGTACCAGTAATAGTACAATCTCCAGCTGTCATATTAAGATCAACAGCAGCTGTTAAAGAACCTGCAACAGATGGAGAACCATCAAGATTAATTGTAATTGTAGAACCAGCACCTGCAGTTGTAATATTTGTTCCACCAGCCATAGTTGTAGCACCAGCAAGAGGAGTTGCTGATCCACCATCTGCCGGAAATGTAGAGGCAACTGCACCAGTAGCTGTGATTGTTACAGCATTAGCAGCGTTTGTAATATTAATACCAGCACCAGCTGTAATATTTGCCCATAAAGGAACACCAGCAGCTGTAGCAGCAATTAAAAGCTGTCCATCTGTACCTGTTGAAGAAGATACCAAGCCAGCTGCACTATTAAGAAGAACACCAGCTGTTGAAAGAGCCCCAATAGTAACTGTACCTGCAACAATACTTAAATTGCCAGCAGTTGCTACTATATTACCGGCTGTAGCTGTAATATCACCAGTTGTTGCTGTTATAGATGAAAATGTTCCAGATCCACCACCAGCATTAATCCATATAGCAGAACCAGCTGTAATGCTCGTCAAGAAATAAGCATCATCATTTACTTTATCAATCCAAACCTTACCAAATTCATATTTGTCTCTTACCGTAGGTGCTCTCTTTGCAATTATAGGCGCTTCATAATATACATCTTCAAACTGATTAGGCGCAAAAACGCTATTATCATTAAACATTCCCATAAAAATATCCTTTTTATAAAAAGAAACTTATAAAACTACTAAAATTAAATAGTATTTCCACGCAATTTACAATATATAAAAATAATGGTTGTACAAATGTACATTCATGTTAAGATAGATATATAAAGTTACATAATTTATTAAGGAGTATGGATGAAAGAAGAAACACCAAAAAAGAATAGGAAACGGTTATCTGTAGAGGTACCGATTGAAATACACAATCAATTGAAATACATAAGCATCTTTAGAAATTGTACGATACGTAAGTTGGTTTTACGTGCTTTGATAGCGTTTATTAAGCACGAAGAAAAGTTTATTTAATATAGGGGCCATTATGAATAAAAGAATAAGAGTTTTATTGTTAATTGCGATTACGTTATATGGATTTACATCAAATCTTAGATCTAAAGTTGAAGTTGATATAGATCATGCACGTGTAATGGCTGCTCAAATACAATTGCTCACCGAAAGAGTTAACAACTTAACTAAAAAGACAGAGCTGATTGAGTCTTTATCTATAAAGATAGAAGAGATCTTTAATAAATTAAGCATTCAAAATCAGTTTGAAAAAGTTATAGAAACTTCTCTTAAGTTATTAAACGAGAGATTAGCTAAGATTTTAGATAAAACAGAACAAACCAAAATAGTTGATAGAGCGGTAGAGATAGTTGAAGAACAACAAGAGACTATTTACAAACCAGAAGAAGTTTTAGTTGCTGCGCGCAAAGGCAGAAGACCACAAAAATTAAATCCTAATTTTGCTTAATAATTAAATATTAAATCCTGGGGGGGATAAAATGGAATTTAAGAGCTATGTAAAACAAAATGATATATGGGAAAAAAGAGCTTCACAATTACATGAAGCTCAAAAAATGAAGAATTATTATACAAAGCTTTCAGAATCTTTATCAAAAGACTTACTAAAAATGTCTGCTGAAAATATAAGCATGAGTAATAATTTTAAATTTGACTTTAGTTATCGAGCTGGATCAATAGATTATAAAGCTATTCCAGAATTAAAATACGTTGATCTTAATAAATACAGAAAAGAAGATCTACGTGTTTGGAAGTTAGAATATCTTGGAACAACTGTTATTAATAAAATGGATGATTAATAATTAAAAAACGGAGGTTATTGATATGAATAAAGTAGAAAAAAATAAAGGAAGCTTAATTGGTGACATATTAAGTTTATTAATTAAGATTCCTTTATTTTTGATATTTGTTTTACCGTTTTTACCTGGTATGTTTTTTTTATTTATAAAATTTATAATACCTGTATGTATTATTTGTTATTTATTTAGCAGTAAAAAAAATAATCAGGCTACAAGTTAAATGATTAAAATATGTATATTTTGTAAAAAAGAATTCAACGTTAAGCCATCGCATTATAAGCGTCGTAAATGTTGTTCAATAGAATGCTTTTCTAATTTAAGGAAAAAAAATAGAACAATAAGTTGCGCTTATTGTGGAAAAGATTTTGATCCTTTAGGGTTTAAAGATCAAAAATATTGCTCCAGAAAATGTATGGGGATAACTAAAAGAAATCCAGTAAAATATTGTCCGGAGTGCAATAAGCCAATTAAAACAAGTAATTGGAAATACTGTTCAAAAGAATGCTATTCAAAGTCCATGATTGGAAATCCTGGAAATCATGTATTTTGGGATACCGCAACTGAAAGTGAGAAATTGGAGCGTCTTGTTATAAATTACAATCGATTTGTAATAAAAAGAAAAGGTTGTTGGGGATGGTCAGGTTCAAAATTAAAAAAATATAAATCTGTTCAATATAACGGAAAAAGTATAGATGCTCATAGAGCGTCGTGGATTATATATAAAGGCCCAATTCCAGACGGAATGTTTATCTGTCATAAGTGCGATAATCCAGCATGTACAAACCCAGATCATTTATTTTTAGGAACTCCTACAGATAATGTTCATGATATGCATAAAAAAGGAAGAGCTAATATATTAAAAGGAGAATTAGCGCCGAGTTCAAAATTAACTAATAATGAAGTAAAAGAAATAAAAAAATTATTAAGAAATAAAACTTGTTCAGATTTTGAAGAAGTAGCTAAAAAATATAGGGTTCATACAAGAACTATCTCAGATATTTATTATAATAAAACCTGGAAATCTATTAAATTTTAACCAGGTTTTATTATAAAGTTAAATTAAATATTAAATGGCATATCACCAAGCCATTTTTGAGCTTTTCCTACAAAGGAACTTCTATCTTCCGCAAGATCGGCTTGAATGTTATATCCTTTTTTAAATGTCTCTGCCAATCTATCAAGCTCTGGAGCAACAGATTTTTCAACCAATAGTTCTAAATTTCTAGGACGCCTTCCATTATTTTGCTCTATAATCCTATCCATTGCATTCTTAGTAAAATCTTCAGCTTCTGCATAAGCCTTCATATTATTTACAACTCTGAGCTTACCTTGATCTGACTGAGTTAATGTAGGTATCATTGACATAAAAATTTCTAATTCACTATTTGTAATTCTATTTCCAAAGATCGATTTAGCATTTTTAAGAAATTCAGTACTTAATTTCTTAAATTCCTGAGAATCAGGACTTCTAAGAGAATCCAAATTTATACCAAATCCAAATATACCTTTAGACGTAGTGTCTAAAAGAGAACTAGCTATAGGACTATCTAATTTACCTTTTCTTACTAGTTCTTCCATACGACCTAAGCGGCGCCGGTTCTCTTTAGAATCTTTATTAGCCTTCATTACTTCTTTATAATAAGGTAATGTTTCTTTATCTACCTCTCTTTGCTCTAACGCCAGATCCTTTTTCTCAGAGGCTGTTAATTTTTTTTCTGCAAGTCTTTCTTGTTGAGCCATCTGTTCAATTCTTAATCTATGCTCCGGTTTTAATCTTGGATTCTTTAATATTTCCTGAAAACTACTAGGTTTCTGAACTTCACGACCTGGTTGGGCTACTTCTTGTGGTGGCTGTGCTACTTCTTGTGGTGCTTGCCCCTGAGTATCTCCACCTAAACCAGATAAAGCTTGTCCTAATCCAGATGATTCAGCTCCAGATAAATAATTTTTTAAAACTAAAGACTGCATAGCATCAGGTAATTGCGATATTTGAGATGCTTCTTTTTCTGGAATACCCAACGCCTCTAAGCCTTTTGATGTTTTTGTAGATTGTTTTTGTTGAAGCATTGCATCTAACTTATGTTGCATTAAAGTTTGTAGACCTTTACCAAGTCCAGTTCCCATAGATTCACCAAGCATAGAAGCTCTACCTTGTCCTGGTAATATTTGTACAGCCATCTTATTTCCTTTCTATAAGCCAGCCAATAAAGGCAATAAAGACATTAAACTTTGAAGTAAAGGATTAATAGCACCCTGAGTTGCTGGTTTATATCCAGTATCATATCTTGGCTGTAAACCCATACCCAATTGTTGCATTCCAAATTGAGGTTTTAATGCGCCTAATTGGGCTTGTAGATCAGAACCAGAACGACCTAAAGCAGATTGAAAAGCACTAGATCTTTGTCCACCACCCATAGAGGTAAAACGTTCAGCTAATGAAGGAACCGTTTCTTCACTAAATCTCTTCTGAGCTAAGTTTTCCATGCCAGTAATATCTGTATTCTGTGATCCCTGTTGTAATAACTGGTCTAATGATGATTGTTGTCCAGGTGTAAATTTTTGAAACTGCTGTTCTTGTTCAGGTTGCCCAAATAAAAAGTTTGATCCGCCTTTACTACTTCCAAGTGCATATGCAGGACTAAGCATTTTTAATATATCTTGAATTCCGGTCATTTCTATCTCCTAGAATTTTAAATATTCCAATACAATATAAGTTATAGTATACGCCGCTCTATTACTACCAGTTATTATAGTAACATTTGTATTATCTACCGATAATTCTATATTATTTGCTGCTGTTGAAGATGCGTATGGTAAAGGTAAATAACTTAATCCAGTTGGGTCTGTAGCAGTTCCATAAATTCTTGTAAATATAGTATTAGCATCAACTGTTATTCCATGAGCTACATTTGTTGTTCCATTATTAGGAAGCGTTCCAAAGTTAATTACTTTTCTGTATGTCTGCCTAAAATTAGCAGTAGATGATCCAGTTGTAAGCGAACTTGTTCCTGGTTTAGGAAAATAATTCTGTCCCGTAACAAACTCAGAAATATCATAATACCCAGTATCTTTAAGATTAACTGATATCGCCATCGTATTAAGATTCTGATATAGACGAACCATAAGCTCTTTAAATGCAGGACTCGTAACCTCTGTTGCATAAATCTCAGTCGGATCCCAAATATTAGTCGTCGGTATAAAAGAACCAACTTCATTGCTTGGCATTAATTCATCCTTCCTTTACCGGACATATTAAGTATAAATCCTTCAAGCACAAAATTAGATTGTGATATTTCTGGATCTAACATCTGTTCATCACTTAGATATAACTTAAGCTGAACGCTATCACCATCAACACCAAAATATACTCTATGCCATAATAACTCTTGAGTTGACTCTAATGGAACTAAATCATATGCATAAGTTTGTAGAACGTTATCTCCTAAGTTGACACCCGAAGTTGTTCCGTCAGCTACAATAGATATATTTGAAGATGATGGAGTATAATCTACTGTTATTTGTCCGCTAGCTGTTTTCTGAACAGCAAAATCTACACTGTCTATAGATACATTTCTTGCGTCACCTATGTATGGATTAAATCTCTTTGTATCAATTTCTATCTTCGAAACACGTGCTGCAGTTCCACCACCAGTATATGTTCCAGCAAACGAACCCTGTTGCACAGAAACTATGCTAGTTGATGTAGGAGTAACTTGATATATTTGATCGTTTAGTCCAGTAACACCCTGACAGTTAGTTATTTCTATATAATCACCTACATATAAATTATGATCTACTATTGTTAATAGAACCGCACTTCCAACTCCAGCTGCAATATCAGTTACCTGAAGCGCACGTTCATTAGATGTAACATTAGGTTCTACTTTAAATATAAAACCTTGTTGATTACCAGCAATAATCTGTCTAAATTTTGCTTGTGTTGTGCCACTTCCCCATGGAAATCCAGCTTCTTCCCAAACAATATTAGAATTACCCCAAGTCATACCAGTTTGTTGCTCAAAGAATCCAAATGCCGTAATACTATCGTCATTCAAAGCCCAGTTTTTATATTTATAGTTATAAACTAACACTTTAGATGGATAAGTTATCGCATATCTATCAGCCTTAGACTCAGGAAATGTCCAATAAACAGTTTCAACAAAATAATCTCTTATCCCAGCAACTCTTTCTGGACCATTATTATCATTTCTAATCTCAAATATCTGTGTTTCAATGTCTTCATCGATTCTTATAACATTGGCACCATTACATGCATGTATCCCGGTTGTTCCAACAGTTAAAATAGCTTGGTCAAAAGGAACAGATGATAAGGCAGACTCAGATCCAAGTTCAGTATTGATCTTCTGCCATAAGAATGGCTGTACAGAGTTACCTGTATAAGCAAGTTCCCAAGTACTTTTCTCAAAATAAACAATCAGTCTATCTTTTATATACTCAGCACTTATAATTTCTTCTTTTGTTGCAGCATCTATCCAGCCACCACCTGTAAAACCAACCTGATTTGGTTCATAATAAGCACTTGCCGCTACTGGACTTCCATTATGTGAGAATCTACATCTATTAGAGTAAGCAGTATTTACTCCAAGACCACCGCCACCATCATTCTCAACGGTATTTAAAAGAATTAATCTATCCTTAAAAGGAAGAATTATCCTTGCGGATCTTACAAAATTAGCTCCAACAATAAATATAGGTTGAAATTGAGTCCATCCAGTAAACGCTGTTCCATTGTAATACCACATTGGATCGTCTGTTGCAGCTGCTGGAACAGTAGCATTAAAATTAGTAACAAAGAGTAGATTAAGATCTGACGTTATGCCATTCCAATTACACGCCTTAAAGAATTCATAGTTAGTACCATTAAACTGAGATCCAGCTGTTGGACCAACGGCTTGCCATGCGGTTCCAGCATATTGATAAGCAAATTGTGTATCAAAAGATAATGCAGGATTATTATTTAATGAATTAGTTTCTAAATTTGTTATTCCCATTACTGGTTCAGCAGGATAAAAATAAACTTGCTTGGTAGCCCCGGCACCATTAAAAACGTATGCCCCAGTTGTTGTGTCAAATGTAAGAGTTGTTGCTGCTCCTGTCGTATACATTACAGCAGGTGTACCAGTTTGATACACAGTGAATATTTCATCATCAATAGAAAACATCTGACCAATTTTAAAAATAGATCCTGGAACTGTACCTGTTGCAGCACCTGCTCCATCAGTTATTCCAACACCAGCTCCACCAGCAAGAGCTATTCTTAATCTAGAATTTAATGGTTGCGTTAGAGAGCTAGAAGCTCCTGTACCAGTAAAGGTTGAACCGAATCTTTTACGTATTCTACCTTCATGCATATAAGCATTTTTTAATTTAGCAAAAGCATTATCAGATATTAGCCACGGTTTTAGGTTAGTCTTCAAACCGCTCTTAATTGGAGCAATTAGGAAGCGATCATTTGCCATGTTAAACTCCTATGGCTAAATAGTAGAAAGTTGCAGTTGTTCCTACATATGCAGCTGTACGAGTTACTTTAAAATCTGCAACCTGTACATCATACGCACTTAGTACATAATCTTGTGCTGCTCCGCTAGCTCTAGAACCATAAGGAGTAACTTGTACAGAATAAACAGTTGTAAAGGCACTATAATATGTTATAGCTGCTGATGTACTACTACTAGAAGCTATAGTCCCAACTCCCCATTTCATTTTTATACCAGATGGTAAAATAGTTTCACCGGATGCAGCTTTTATTGCATGTGTAATATTTATATCGTTTGTTGTAACACCAACAGTCTGGCTAACAGGTCTTAAATACATAGCTGGATTAGCACCATCTGTTTTACAATATAATCCAAATTCTGTAGCTGAAGTAGCTAGAGGAAATGCACCTCCGACTGTTTGTTGTGGAAAAGTAACAAATTTATGTTTTCCAGAGTCAGCAGATGCAAATGTTTCATGATTAATTTCTATAAATGTCTGAATTGCCTCAAAGTTTTGTAAAATATCACTTTGAGATTGAGATAAAAGATCTGTGGAATTGGGTATCAGATTCGAATATGCCATAATTTATTCCTTATCCGTTAAAAAGCTTAGAGTTATCTAAATTTAAGTTATTATAAATTGTAGCAGTTCTTTCTTTAGATTGTTGATCAATTGTTTTTCTGTTAACTAAAGTTTCCTGCTTCTTAAATTCTGGCATAATGTTCTGAACGCTTTCCATATCCATACGATCTTCAAATACCTTCTTAGCTGCACCATAAGCAATGTATTCCCACCATTGAGATAGTTCTGGCATATCAACGCCATCTAATAACTCAGTTGGTCTTGTGGCAACTTCAAGTTCTACTCTATAACTTTTATCTGGAACAGGTCTAAATACTAACTTGCTATCGTAATATAAGATTGAGTTTGGACGTCCTGCTGTATATGCAACATGCTGACTATAAATATCTTTACCGGTAGCTGGAAAGTCATCAAAAGTAATATCATAAACTCCGGTTGTATAATTTATTGATCCAGCAGCTCCTATATCACCAGCAAATATTCCTTCACCATCATTAGGATCGTTTGGAACATCATGTACCTCTAAACCAACATTACTAGCATTAATAGACGTAAAAGAAAGATGATTCCTTAAAATGGAAACAGGTGTTAATGTTCCCGTATAATTTACAGTTACTCCATCGCCTTTAGTACCAATAGATTTTACATTTTCTATTTTTGGATATGTAGTATAGAACTGGACTCTGTCCTGAAACCATGCCTGTTGGCACCCAGCAACGTAAGCATTTCCATAAATATTGGTATATATATTATTAAAATTAGTAGCGATATCATCGCCTTCATAAGTATCTATATATGGTTGGGTATAAAAAGATATAGTTTTTCTTAATGTAGATAGTCTTAGATGTTCAGGAAAATCATAAAGAACGAAAGTATTTATATAGCTCTCTATTGTTGCATCTGTAATTTGTGATGTA